TTATGATAAAACGGGTTTAAGCCGAAACCCAATCAGGCGTTCTTTTTCTGGATCATAGTCGCATTCAAAACGTTGACGGTTTAATATTCCAAAAGCATTTCGGAGCAAAAGTGATTCACCGTAATAGGTCAATGTTTTCTTATCCCGGTTAAGCCAACGGTGATATTTAAGTTTTAAATCGCTGCCATCATCCCATTCAGCCGCATCGCCAACTCTTGCGTTAATAATAGATAGACATCTTGCTGAAGCTTCAGAGTAGTTTTTGTCTGCCCAACAATTCAGATCTTTTTTGCATTCTTCAACAGTGGCCTTTTCTGCCGCTATTTCCTCTGGTGTTGGTTGGCTTTCAGGGAGTGCACTAAAAATAACAATGGCACCAACAATAACCGCCATTCCAATGAGACCATCTTTTGTTTTGGTTTTCATCATTACCTCCAATTTTTAAGCTTTATCTGTTAGGTTTTTTTTGGTTTTGCTGCTGCGGTGTTTTTGTTTGCATTTTTTTGATTGGTTTTTTCGGTAGCAATTACAGTCTCAGTTTGATTAGTTTTTAGTAATCACCAACAGCATCAGCAGCAGCCTCAAGAATATTTGTCAATTCGACTGATATTGGAGGTCTATCAATCCACAGAAATTCACACATAATTTGACTAGGGCGAATACGATAAACAATGCCAGTTGTTGTATCGACGGGGTCTTCATCTGGCTGGGGTAAGTTTGTCAATTCGTCGATATCAACGATACGCGCAATAAATCTCGGTGTACGGGTGTGAGTGATATATTCGCGACGGGTATTTGACTGAGTTTCGATGCCATCACCTAACACCCATTCATCACGCGGAAAGGCTAAACCAGAATCGTCTTCAACTCCGGCCATTTTCAATAGTTCGTCCCTGATTTTGTCAGGAGGTCCATATTTTACCCAACGTCGAACAGTCCGGCTATCAACATTTAATTGTCTGGCTATAGCAGACTGCCACCCATAAGCGGTGCCCAAAAGAGCAACCGCGAATGATGTGAAATCCTGACCAGTCCAAGACTGGGAGGTGTTGATTTTTTTTGTCATTATTTGACCTCAACCGCTTCAATAATAGCACTGTCTCGTGCTTTATCGTATGCCCGACCACCAGAAAGACCGTTTAGGACCTTCTGACCATATTCAATAGCTTCAAAAGCTGTCTCAAAAATATCATTTTCATCCGTTTGTTCGCCTTCATAAATTATATCGCCGGGCGCAATTGTGTCTGAAAAGTCGCAAATATCGATAGTTGATTTGATTTGATATGTGTACATGGTGGGTCTCCTTAACCTCTACCGGGTGGGCCTTATGCCCTTCCCTCTTGATGTCCTCAAATTAGGACAATTTTTTTATCGCGTCAAGTTTTTTTCTTTGTTAATTCGAAATTATCACCTCGCCGACTTTTTGGGCCTGTTTTTTGGCGATGGAGTATGTGGTTTCGACGGCCTCGATGTCGAAGGATTTGAAGATTTCGCGGACTTCCGGCCGGTCATTTAAGGACAAGATAAACCGGCCTTTAAGGTTCATTAAAACATCGTTTAATCGTTCGAAATCGGCGCGTTCGAACATATCTTTGCCGTAGTCTTTTTCGCAGCCATAATAGGGCGGATCAAGATAAAACAGGGTCATGGCCCGGTCGTAGCGAACAATAAAATCGGTGTAGGGCAAACATTCGATGGTGACGGCCGAAAGCCGGGTATGCAGTGCATCCAGCATGGGGCCAAGGCGCGTGATATCAAAGCGGCCGGGCCGGTCGGCGGATACACCAAAATTGCGGCCGGAAACCTTGCCGCCAAAGGCTGTGCGTTGCAGATAGAGGAAACGCGCAGCGCGTTCCAGATCGGTCAGGGTGGTCGGTTCCGTTTTCACCAGCCTGTCAAATTCGGCACGGGTTGACAGCTGGAATTTCATCATTTCCATAAACGGAACATAATGGCGTTGCAGGATTCGGAAGAAATTAGCCACTTCACGGTTGAGATCGTTGATAACTTCGGTCTTTGGTTTGTATCTGCGCCTTAAAAACACACCGCCCATGCCGACAAAGGGCTCGGCATATAAAACGTGCGGAATACCTTCGATTTTCTGAATAATTCGTTTTGCGAGATTTCGTTTGCCACCTAAATATGGTGCAACTGGTGAAACCGGTTCAACAGGTTGTCTGGACTCCATAAGTCAAAATTCCGTATAAATGTCCCGCCGCGTGCGGTGACGGGTCGGCCAATATGCGGCCGGTTTTGGTCGAGAGGATCACTACTCCTCGGTTCAGGTGGTTACCGCCACCTGTCCCCCGTCCGGCCTTATGCAGGCGCAGGCCAAGTTAAATTGCTTGCGGCCGTTAATGCATCAGCCGCTGTTGTGGCGGCATCAATGGCTTCTTTTGTTCCTTCGCGGATATCTTCGATGGCGGCCGCAACCACCATCCACGTGTCGGCTTGTGTTTTCCATTCGGTGGCCACGGCCGCATAATCAGGTGTTGTTGGATTGAGCCGTTCAGCCCGCGCCTTGATCAACGGATAATCAGTGGCTGCGGGTGATGTAGCGGCCAACCAGTTTTCGGCTTCGGCCCGTTTGCGTTCATAAATAAGCGCCTGACCCGCGCCGCCAGTGATGAATTTCATTCGCGCGGCTTCAGCTTCAATATCAATGCGGTTTTTTAACATGGTTTGCGTGGCGGCCAGCGGGATGATTTCGGGTGCGGGCGTCGTGAAAACCGTGCCGTCCCATGTGCCGCCCACCACAGCGGTCCCATCATCAAGGACCAGTGTGGCGACAATTTCAGCGGTGAACAGGGCGTTAATATCGCCGCCTTGATCATTGATCAGTTCAACGACTTTGCTGTTTTCAATTCTTGCGTAAATCATTATTTGTACTCCCTAATAATTACATAACCTGTGCCACCAACGCCACCGTTTCCACCGGGACCACTGGCACCATGCGATCCACCGGCACCACCGCCGCCATTCAGTCCTGCAGTGCCTGTAACAGACGTTCCGTTGACACCTTTGCCGCCGCCTTCACCGGCACCGGAGCCCGAGGCATTGTCCGAAACTGAATCGCGATTACCCTGATAAGAGCTGGCCCCACGTAAATTCAAATCACCGCCTGAGCCTATGCCGCCGCCCGCTGGCCAACCGCTGTCACCACTGCCGGAACGGCCGCCACCATTTCCGCCTGTGGCGCTTAGATAAGCGCCAAATGAGGACGACCCACCTGTTAATCCATTCGTAGCTCCTGCGCCTGCAGCATCGGCCCCGGTGCCACCAAGGCCACCTGTACCGACTGTTACTGCAGCACTTGAAACAGCGGATACATCAATAATCTTTGATGATTTTCCTCCTTCGCCGCCACCGGCACCAACAAAATAATCAGGATAGCCACCACCACCGCCTCCGCCTCCTCCTTTAGCTTCGACTTCGATTTTTGTGGTTCCCGCATCTTTGGTCCAGGTGCCGCTGGCTGTAAAGACTTTCACGGATTGCAGCACACCACCTGTGTCTGCTTCGGCATCGATGTCAACGAACATAATATCGGCGGCTTTGGAGATGCCGATACGGACCTTGTCCGTCGGTGCGGTCACATTTAACGCGCCCGCCGTGGTGCCATCCAGATAATAACGTGATCCCGGCGTCAGTCCCGACATCAGACCGGCGCGGGTTTCCCCAAAACAAATGACTTCACTGTTCGTTACATCGGCCACACCGACCGCATTGTTGCTGGTGGTACCGTCGGCAATAGCTTGGGTAAAATTGCTGTTGACGCTGTCCCAGCGGACGACTTCACCATCGGCAACGCCCACGGCAAAAGTGGCCGATTTGATAACGACGGCTTTCGACGCGCCGCTGATCATGGCCGTGATGGCTTGACGCAGTTGTGTGCGGTCGGATTTATCAAGGGTCAGACCGCTGCTGGTGATGGTACCGGAAATCTCTTCTTGTATCATGTTAAGCCATTCGGCGTTGACCACCGTGGCCGGGATGGCGTTCGCCGCATCACCATCGGTAAAAAACCCGTTTGGATTGGGCCCGGCCGCAGTCGGTGCCGGGAGCGTGCCTGTGGCGGTGCCATTGTCGATTTTAAACATTTTAGTTGCCTCCGTAGGTGAAATTTACATGGGTGTGGGCGGGTTTTTTGGCTGTGATGGCGCACTCCAATAATTCGTTGCCCCACTTGGCCAACGGCTCGCCACAACTGCTTGCCCCGGCCCTGAACTGAACGGTCGTTGTTGCCGGTGCGTTGCAGGCCCAGACAAAACGCCAGGTCTCGCCACAACAGGGATCTCCGGCCGCACTCTGTCCGGCCGTAAACGGTTTGAATTCCGATATCGTCACGTCGAAGCCCAGGATTTTTGCCAGATCGATAAAAAACTGCCGGGATTGGCCACCACGCATGGTCAGTTTGGCGACCAGTGCGGCGCGTCGTTCCTGCACGGTTGTGGCGGCTGTGGCACACTTATCCGGCAGTCCGGCTGTTTTTTCCCAGTCGCTGAGCATTTCCGTGGTTTGGCGCGGATCGCTTTCATCCACCAGATCGGCCATGCGATTATGTGAGTTGGCCATACCATCGGCCGTGGCCGTTAACAGCTTGGTCAATGTGGCATCAGGGTCGCGTGGCCAAGCCGATCCTTGCGGCAACAGTTGCTGTAAAATATTCAGATAATCGTCGGTGGTGGCTCTCATCGCATCAGCTCCATGTGATCGCGCCGAAGACGGCGATCTCTCCTGTCAAATGGGTGACGTCGGCGACCGGGCTGGTCAGTTGATGATCGTTTTCACCGGCGGCGATAGAAATGGCCTCACGAATATGGCTGATCAGGATGGTGCCGCCGGGGACTGCTTCGCGCCGGATCAGGTCTTTGATCTCGGCCTCGATGGCGTCTTTGACGGCCTGCGATACCGGATCAAGCCCGGAAATGGTCAGGTTTAAAATCTTCGGTACCGGGGCGACAACGGTTAATGCGGCCGTCACCGGCCGCACCAGATCAAGGGCCGTTTGCACGGCCGTCACATCGGCCGCCAGCGGAATGCCATCGGCATAGGTATCGGCCATTAAAAACCGCACGCTGACGGTGCCGAGGCCCAGTTCCTGCGGATAGACCCATGCGTCTGTGACACCGGCCTGATCTTTGGCCCATTTGACGTAATCAAAATCCGCGCCACCGTGGGGCGGTTGCTGAATACGGTCGAGAATACGGGCGCGAAAATCGTCGTCGGTTTCTTCGTCCGCGCCGCCGGTTAAGCCTGCGGCCGCCACAGTCGGCCCAGCGTTTACGCCGACAATGGGTGAAACCAGGTTAACCGTGGTCCCGGAAACCCCGTTGCCGTCCAATCCGGCCAATACGGCGGTGACGGTGGCGGTGGCCACACCGGCGGTGATGATCACTTCGACAGTAGTTTGGTATTGGCGGCCATCGGCGCGTTGCAACAGCGTGTCTTTTGGAATTACGGTGTTATCGATGCCGGTAAAATCAACGCTTCCTGTGGCAAAGGTCGCCGCCAAACGCGCCACATTCCAGACCGCACCGTGGCGATCGAGCATTTCCGCTTCGGCGGTGTCAACCAGCATCTGCTCCTTGGCCCAGTCGATAAAACCGTAAACACCGTGATTGGCCCCGGCCGATGTGGTTGCCAACACGTTCAGATTGGATCTGCGAAGGCGGGCATCGGCACCGGGCAAGCGGGCCTCGATATCGGCAATGGCGGCGTCATTCAGATTAGTTAACGTTGGTTTTTCAAAGGGCATTTGCACTGGCTCCTTGGCCTTGCCAGACGTTATCAAAGCGGTATTCAATCTGATTGCCGGTCGGCGGATGGATGACGATTTCAAGGGCCAGCATTTGCGGTCGCGGGTTTGTGGCCACAACATCGATTTTTGATGCAACACCGTCCTCGATCAGCCATGCAAGGGCTTCGCGGGCGTATTCTTCGGCGCGGATCATCACGGCGGGCAGTTGTTTTTCCCGCGCCAGCAGCCACAGCCGCGATCCGATGCGGTCATCGCCGCTGTTTGCGGGCAGGCCCAGACTGTCGCCCCACCAGCCGCGCCGGGTATCATCATCTCCGGGCAATTCATCGTCTGGCCGGGCGCGCCGGTCAGAAAACAGGGAAATAATCACAGCCGTTTCCAGACCGTCATCGGCTTTCAATAGTCCACCGTCCAGGTCCAGATCGGCGGCCATGATGTCTGCGTTAAATAACGCTTTAATATCGGTCATGGCCCCTCCGGATGGTTGGATGGAAGGTCGCCCTGATCAAGGCCGTGTTCGGTTGATGTGCCGGTGGCACCGGTGGTGTAGCTGTCGATATTATATGTGGTGCCGCCCGCATGGGTCTCGCGCTGACCTTTACCGTAAACCTCGGTCTGTAAATAGTCGGTGCCGATAATTTCGACACCTTTGCCTTTGATGCGGACGATGCCGGAAGATTTGAGATAAATATTTTTGCCTTCAAGGTGAAGGCCGCTCCTTTTAATATGAACAACCTGTCCCAGATCGTCATATAAAGCGACTTCACCTTGGGCCAATGCCTTCAGACGGTAGCGCCGGTCGTCAACAGCGATGATGACGCTGTGCGAGCGGTTACCGCCCAAGGCCAGCAGGATCGCTTCCGCGCCCGGATGTGGATGGCTGGTGATGCCATAATTCTGAAACCGTTCCACGCCGTCCATGGCCTCGCCCTTCAGCACCGAGACCTGCAGACCCTGCAGTTTGGTTTCGTCATCGATGACCTGGACAATGGCGCGGCCGATCATCAGCATGACGCGGCGTTTAATTGGGGCCATCAATTTTTCAATAATGCGTCTCACCAGCCCGTTTCCACTTCATCGTCTTTAAGCGCGATCAATTCGAACGCTTTGGCCGGGGCAAGCGATAACCGTGTGGTGCGGCCATTGCCGTCCAACGTCATCGTCGTTGATGTAATCAGCATGTCGCCGGTCAAACCCAATTCAGGGATATCGATAGCTACCAGCGTTAATGGCCGCCACAGACCGGTTTTATGTTTCCAGCCTTGCACAGTGATGTCGGCTTTTAAAGCGCGGGCACGGCGCACGCTGGCTTCCCATTTTGCCCGTTCCAGGAACGTTGCACCGTCGCCCTGGTCTTCGCCAATAATAATCAACGGCCGGTACCGGTTTACACCGGGATCGACGGCTTCGGCATTGGGTTCGGCATTGTCTTCGGCGGATGTGAAATCATTTCCAGCAGCCTGACCTTTAACAATGATTTTTGAAAAACGGTCGCGCATGGATGAACCGCCCGATGCTTTCAGCACATTGCCGTCTTTGCCTGTTTTAAGGGTTGCGTTTGAATGCGCAGCCTGATCGGCGCGGGTTAAATTCAGGCCGCCAAAACCGTCCGACATGGCCAGCACAGCGCGCATGCGACAAGCGCGGTCGATGGCTTCAAACGCGGTTTCACCTTCGTTGAGTTTGAATTTGGAAAACGCCTTGCCGATGTCGATTTCAGCATCGACATTGACATCAAATGGCTGGCATAAAGCCCTGACGATTTCCGTTAATTTCTGGTCTTTCCATTCACCGGGCGTTTGCACGACCGAACAATCAACCAGATCCCCGGCGCGGTCACGGCCGGAGACAGAAACGGTGTGACTGCCCGATGCAACATTGGGAGTGGCGTCATCGATGTAGCCGGTGATCACCGTTTCATCACCAATTTTTAATGTGCAGGATGACCCGGCCTTGACCGGGCGCGGTGTGGTTTGTCCCGGCCAGCGATCGCTTAATGTTAGATTGAACGTTCCGGCCAGCGTTTCCATAGAACGGGTGATGGTAACGGTTTTCCAGCCACCATGAATTTTATCAGCGATCAGCAATTTAACATCATCAGACATTGGTCAAGACCTCCAGCTCGTTGCCGCCTGTGGCCATGCCGGGATGACGCAATTTGTTGCGGGCGGCGATTTCATCGGCGCGGTTTAAAACCGCATTCACATCATCGCCGTATAAATCATTGGCCAACGCCAGGGCCGGGCGGGTTGCTTGCCAGCTTTTTTTAATGACACGTGGTAAACTGGGCGCGATGGATGAAACGTGTTTAACAACCGACTGCGCCAGTTTTGTATAGCTACGCCATTCGCCGTCGGTGGCAGTGGCTGTTTCCAGATCAATCAAATCAACAATGCGGGCGCGCGTGGTGGTCGCTTCCAGACTAGTGGCGAAGGTTTGATTGGCGGCCAGCCGCGCCCGTTCGGCCAGCGCCGATCCACGGACAAAACGGGCGAGCGCGGTCTGGTTTTTAAGTTGTTGCTGTCGGCTCGGCGTCGTTTGTGGTGGCGGTGTCAGCCCATCACCAAAACTGGCCAATGACTGAAACACTTTTTCTGCCGGTAACGGATTTACCGATTGCACCCGGCCCATCAGGTCTTGCAGTTTTGACGCCAGATTTGCCGGGTCGCGCACATATATACTGGCGTTTGTCGTCAGATCGATAACGTCGCGGCCGAGGGTTGCCAGTTCTTCGCCGCTACGGATTGTTTTCTGGATTGTGACCATAATACCGCTCGCGCCCGTGATCACGGATTTAGCAGCATCACCGGCGACAAATTCCGGAAAACCGCCGACGTTAAACGATGATTTAAACGATGTTTGCAGGCTGTTTAAAAGGTTGTTTGCCGAACTGTTAACCGCCGACGGTGTATTGGTTTGCGTTTGCGGATATAAATTATCACCGGCCTCAGCAAAGGTCAAAGTGAAGCGAACCATTCCGCCGTCGCGGGTGGTGTAGCGTTGGCGGCAATCGGTGCAGACAACCGTCATTTCCCCAAGGTATGGATGAACCAGCGTGCCGGTGCCGGACTTTTCACAGGCCTCAACCAGCTTTGCAGCCTTGCCCATATGATCCGGTTCCAGGACATATCCTTGAAGTGTGTGTTCACGCGACTTGCGGCCCAAGTCTTCGATATAGGGCTCGTCCCGATTCGGGTATTCGTGCCGAGCCTGACGGCGACCAAACCCACCTTCGGCGTCTGAATGAAAAAACTCAACACCACGAAACGAGGGCTTGCGCAATTTTTGATGCCAGCTCATTATACCACTCCAGAATGAAAAAGAATTGAAGGGATATGACAATGGTTCGATGGTTGGCACCGATCACCTTGATTTTTATGTTGGCATCCTGTGGTAGCGAGCCACCACAACGCGTTGAAGACGTTCGCAGTAGCGTGCGTTCCGTGACAAACGAAAACGGATCCCTGGCAATCACGATGATTTCCAAGGGTCTTGATGGTGGAGCCACTGACATGGCCGGCTTTGCCCGCGATTTCTTCGCGGTTGCTAAGTGGCAGATGGTTCACGGCGGCGGAACGAATAGAATTACGATTCTTGCCGTCGTGCCCACACGCGACAAGTACGGGAACGAAGGTGAGCAGGAGGCCTTTATCCTGTCCGTTGGCGGCGACGACCTTGGCCGTATCCAATGGGACAACATCACCCATTGGGACTTGATGAATTTGGCGACATTCCTGCCCGTTCACAGTTTCGGCGGGCAATTGAGTCGCGCTTGGTGCAGCGAGGAAGACAACCTCCGCTATTCTATGCGGTTCTGCGAACAGGTTCGGATAAATTAACGTCATCACAATCCTGCCATCATTAAACCTGTGTCGACATCGACATTAACATCACGGTTCGACGTGTTGAGTTCGCCAACACTTGGCCTGCCTTCGGCATCTATTTTAAGGCTGATATCAACTGTATTTTTGTTGGTTGTTGATTTGCCATCGTCGGCAATATAACCACCAAGTTTTTCACCGCCGTAACTGCCAATGATCCCGCCAATAATTGCGCCTATGGCCGTACCGATTAATGGAACAATGGAACCAATAGCAGCGCCGGCTGCAGCACCGGCAACGGTTCCGCCAAAACCACCGACTGCTGTTCCAATCCCTTTTTTGTCACCTTTTTTGTTCGCATCATAAAGATCGCTACCGTAGGTTAAAGCTGTTAGCGGTATAGCTAAACCTCCTGCGGCGCGGCCTAAAAGCCGGGTTCCCCGTCCCGCAAATTTACTAAGACCTTGACCCGCCGTTTTACTAAGGCCACCTGTTGCACGGCTTAATAATTGACCGCCTCGGCTAACCAAACCACGTAAACCTCGACCCCCGCGGCCAATAATTCCGCGCCGCCCACGGCCAAACTTTGATTTAGTTTTTTTTCTGGATTTTCCGTTTGCATCACCGCCAAATCCAGCACCACCATCTGTTGGCCAATTAACGACCATTACAGGAGTGGCTCCGGCTTTACCTGCAGCACCGGCCATTGCTTTGGCAGCACTGCCTTTACGACCTGAAAACAGGGAACGAGCCGCCGCGGCTGTGCGGATGGCTTTCGATGCCACGACAAGACCGCCTAACGCCGCAGCACCATAACCAAGTGTTTTGATCATAGAATTGAGTTTTTCAGGGTCGAGATTGTCGATTGCCGACGCCAAATCCTGAATAGGTTTAGTCAAATTAGCATCAGCAAAACGCTTTCCGGCCGTCAGCAAACTTGTCAAAGCGGCAGCTGTTGTTTTAGCATTTGTTGCACTGTCTTTAAGAAGCTGCGAACCATCATCTTTGGCGTTTAAAAATTGATCAAATGATGCAAATCCGCCTGTTTTATTGTATTCGATGATGGCACCAGTAAAAGCGCGGACGGCCTCTCCATCAAATATTTTTGAAATCCTTGATGTATCGCCATCCGTTGCACTAATAATGTCTTTGACAATTTCAATAACAGACCTCATGCGTTTCGGATCATCCGGGTCCATTATTTTAATACCACCTTTTTGCAACATCTTACGCTTTTCGCCATTATTTAACGTTCTGACTAATGCTTCCATGGCGGTGGCAGCTTGTTCTGGTCCCGCAGTGCCGCGTTTAATCATTTGCATCATGGCACCCATTTCTTTGATCGCTTGCGGGCCTACACGGTTAAAAGAACCATAGGCGGATGTAATGCGTTCGCCTTGAGTGGCTAAATTCTGCAATGTGAACGCACCCGCTTTGCCCTGATTGATCAACGCGTCCAAAGCGTTTGTAAAATCGGCACTATTTTCAAGGCCAAATTTTTCATTCATGTCTGCTAACATCGCACCGATATTTTGGCCCTCGGCTCCTGTTGCACGTATGGCCAGCCCGATGTTGCGCATATTGTCTCGGGCAAGGTCGAGGTTGCCGGTTTTTTCGACGATTTTGTCAATCGCGGCAAGTATCTGCCCCGGATCGACACGGATATCCGGCGATTGCGCCACATCAAAAACAGCTTTTTTCAACGCGTCCATTTCCTTGGCCGAGCGGCCCGACTGGACACCCAGCTGGGTAATTTGCGTTTCCAAGGATACCAGGTAACGAACAGCACCCGCACCTGCAGCGCCGGTGATTAAGGCTGAATAGCGGTTACCTAAACGATCAAGCCCACGTCCTGCAAATTTCGCAGCACGGCCGAGGCCACGCAAACTCCTTGAACTTTTTTTGGAAAACGTGCCAATTTTCCGGGTCAAGTCGCGTGATTTTTGCGCAAGATTTCCGGCTAAATCGATTATCAGACGTGTTTTTAAATCACCCATGCTGTTTTTCTTCCAGCTTATTTAAATAACTAATCACCCGAGTAGCCGGAAGGTTCAAAACTTCATTCAGCGACCAGCCGGTATTCATCGACAACAAGATAATCGCGTCATCAAAACTATTCCGATGACGCAGAAGGTCGCCCCCGATTTTGCACCCTTTTTAAGGATGTTTCGGCCAATCCATCGGCAGCACCGCGAATGATTTCAAAATCGATTGTTGATAGTTTTTTCAGGTTGTCGAGATCTATTGGACCGACTAAATCACCAATCCGGACAATCTGACGTCCAAGCGATAACAATCCAACCATCGTTGGATTTGATACCAATTCGTAACCGTCCGGAGTTGTCACCAGTTTTTCTGCATCGCTGAGAGCGGCGACCATATCGCCGACAGTCTCCGAACGAATTTCGACATCCATATAAATATCGGGTCCGATTTTAAGTCCGTCGACTAATTTTTCCGTTATCTTACTCATTGTGTTTCCTCGGCACGAATACCTTCAAACCGGACTTGGATGTTGGCTTCTTCGGTTTGCACATCGCCGTCGGCCGCAAACCAAGCATCGCTTAAAACGATCACTTTATTGTTGGCTAGTTCAAGGGTGACGGTGGCACCGTCAAGGTTGACCAGTTTACCGAGATCAAGATCGGAACTGTCGGTGATCTCGCCTTCGATAAAAGGCACCTGAATAGTTTCTTTATATCCATGAACCGTATCACCACCGACGATGGCTTCGCGTTTGGACGCACCCAGGTTATAAGTGAATGAGCCCTTAGCCGCGTGTTGAATACCATTCACTTTGAAAAAGACCGTTCCGGCCCGGCGATTTGGATTTGTCATTCTATTTTACTCCTTAAAATTAAAGTCTGAATTCAACTTGCCCAGCAAAGACGCGGAATTGATTGATGACATCAGGCGGGATCAGTGCATTGATGCGATTGGCGTCATTGGCGTCGCGTTCGACAATCAAATCGGTTTTGAACTGATCAATGTTTTCGGCCAAACCGGCGTCTTCCCATTGTCTGAATAAAGCGATTAATTCAGCGCGAATGATTTTGGGTGTGACGATGGCTTGTCCGGCACCGAAACGGGTGCCGTCATTGGCCAGCTTGAACCTCGGGAATTTCAGCAAAATCCGTGCACGAACCGAATAGCGGAGGTACGCAAGCGTCTTCATGGTGTTAAGGTCCAGATAACTGACATCTTCAACACCGGCCGCATTGGTTTCATATGTCGTGATGACGCGCTCGATCAGCACCATGCCGCCGTCGTCCACTTTCCATGTGGCAATACCGTCGAACAGTAACAAGTTGCGTTCGTTCATGGTGAAGCGGTCTTCGACAACCGGAGCCATGACGTCTTTTAACGGTAGCGTCTGGAACGGCCGGGCCGGATCGATCTTGGCGTAATAGGCGCAGACGCCGCCTAATGCTGCTGCCCATTGGCAAGGTTCGGTCGGTGATTTTTTGGCACCGATAATCGAGACGTGTGGTGAGTTGCGGGAATTGCCGAGCGTAGTCAAAGCCGCATGGGTTCCGGACGCGCCTATATAAGTGTGGGCGTCCATCATGGTCAACGGCCCGAAACGGCTTAAAAGTTCTGCTTCCAAAGCCGTTAAGTTGGCGGCATCTGACCAGGCACAAATGATATCGGTGTACCATTCCGATCCCATGGTGGCGATAACGGTCGAGATATCCGGATTGCCCGATCCACCGGCCATGGCGGTAACAGTGGCCGTCAAGCCAGCGGGCAGTGCTTCGCCCGGATAATAATTCACACGAACATCGATGTCGTTGCCGTTTTCGCCTTTGTGGCGGGCGGTGATATCAACCTGCTGTGCCGTCACGCCGTTGACCACGGCTGTTACCGACAGATCGGTTTTGGCGTTGATGGCGGCAGCCACGTTGGTGGCCACATTGGCGGGCGTATCGGTGGTGGCGACGCCGACGCGGATGCGTTGACCACCTAAATAAATATTGAGCGTTCCAGCTGCTGTTACCGCACCGCCGAATAAAATATTTCCTGCGGCCTGAACACCGGCGGCGAGATCATCTTTGGCGATGGCCCAGACTTCGGTCCACGAATTGTTTTTCTTTAAGGCCCTGAACATCAAATGGAGTTGTGATCCGCGACCGAAGTATTCTTCGGCGGCCGCTTCCGATAACACGCGGATCGGCGTGTCGGCGGCGACGGTACCGGTTGCCAGACGTTGGCCGGTGACCAGAATTTTAACAGGCATGCCGGGCAGACCGCGCAGGGCACCGGTGTTGATAATTTCGATGGCCGCACCGGGTGTGCGCAGATCGACAGGGATAGCGTCAAATGAAATGGTCATTTGTTAATCCTTTTTTTTGGAAGTAACGGGTTTGGTTTTAACGACGTCGCCGTCTTTCAGGCGGCGATGCCAATAGGAATTGTTAGCGACCTTGGCACCGTCTGCGGGCAATGCCTTGCGGTTGACAGGATCGCGGACAATGATTTTCGGATTTGCGGGTTTTAAAAATAAAAGATCAGGCATAATTTATTGCTCCGGTTTGATTAAATCTTCGGCATCGTTTTCAGCCGCAGGCAGAGGCGCGGTAACGTTGCCCAGTGGTGGCACGTCCCAATCGCTGTGCAGGGTGACGAAGTTGTCGAGTGTGGTTTCATCAAGGGTCAGTTCCGTTACGTATGAAGTCTCGATCTCAATGGCGTAGATCGACAAATTTTTTTCATTGTGGATTTGAACGATGCGACCGGGCTTGACCTCGCCAACATCGCTGAGACCAAGACCAAACAGCAAAACACGTCGCATATCTTCAACCATTTGATAGGTACCGACATTCCCTGCTGCACCCCGGCGCGCGGCTTTTTCATTGCGGCGATTGCGGGTTGCGCAAATTATCGAAAAACGGGGAACATGCCGCCACGCCGAACTGGCAATTTGCTCCGGTTTGGCTTCGCCTGAAAAAGTCACGAAAACCGCCGGTGTGCGTTTGACGATTTCACTGGCTTTGGCTTCCAGTTCGCCGCCATAGGATTTGACATCTTTCAGGGTGTAACCAAGCGCTGCGTCCTTCAGCTTATCAACTATGGCCTGTTCAATAGTCCCGATCATTGTCTAAATGCTCCGGTCAGATAGTCGTGAACGCTGGCTTCGATTTCCCGTTCGTCGTCGGCATCAATTCCCAGAAACGGGCGCGCCGGAATGGTGGCTGCAAGATTTCGACCGGCTTGTCCGCCTTCCTGGTGGATGCGCGCATAAACCATGTTGGAGCCGACTTCGACCTGATCACTGGACGCATTGTGGGTAATTGACCCGCCGAGATAGTCATCCAAGGTCAGAATTTTTGCTTTGCCATCGCGAGCGCGACGACGTTTGGCGTAAGCTGTTGACCACGGTTTCCATTTTTTCCCGTCCGGGCCCCGCTCGGCTTCAAACCGATCCTG